GGCGGATTGTCCATTCGGCTAATCCGAAGATTAGCTTTGGTGGACGAAATGTCGTTGGTTCGAAGTCCGTGAATTTGTTTCTGATTCTAAACTGCCAGGCCTTCTATCCAGACTGGGGTGACTTAGGATGCGTGAGTACTTATCATCCATATCAGCCCACAGGTCATTGAACCAGGTCGGCTCAATTTGTCGTAAGGAGTCTTGTGAGTCAAACCAAGTCTCCAAACGACGCTGCTCTTCAACAGTAACACCAAATTTTTCCTCCACCAATTGTCTAGTGGCAGGACCACACTCCGTGCGGTCAACAACAGAGGTGAGGTGGCCGAATTGTTCTCGTTGCCACCAGGTGGTGTTTCTGCTCTCCAAAACCCATCTGTGATCAATGGATCTGGTGCAGCGGAGGATCCAATCCGCTGCGGCGGCGAGAACCGGAGCGCGTGGGTTCTGGGCCGCCAAGGACATTGCTTTACAGCGCAAGAGGGCTAGTCTCTTGGTGGGTTTAGCACGATAATAACATGCGTGGCCCCAACCAAGCCTCATGAGTGTACTCACCGGGTCTGCTATAGCAACGCCTTCGCGCGGATCAAAAACTATCCCGCAGAAGCTCGCAGTAGCGACAGAGTCATGTAGTTCTAACTTGACTGCAAAACCCAAATCCTCGTAGAACTCCGGACTTGGGAACCTACCACTAGAGTAGTAGAACAGCCCGTCGTCTCCTTCGAAGATACCGGTAAGAACACCCAAACGCAATTCCTCGCCCGCGAACTCGTGCACCATGAGATTCGTGAAGCCGTTGCCCAATGAAGTGGTGTGCGTGCCTGATTTCCTAGTCGCCACAATGAAAGCCGTGACAAACTTGAAAACCAAGCGCAACTTGCCAATCTCCATGGTCGTCAACATTTTCATGAGGGCGTCCCTGTCAGGCAAGAGGCTCGTCATCCACTCCAGAAGAATCAACTCGCAAGCTTGGAATTGCGCCGTCTGGAAAGACACTTCGAAACTGCTGAAGTCGGAAGCTGCGACGCGAACAGCCTCTTCAAAAAGATTCATGATGTAACCGGGACGGTCTGCAACTGGGATCTTCTTGATGAAAGCGGGGTGCTTAAATACTTCTTCTTCAATGGCCTTGATCACTGGACCTAAGGCTACCAACAATTCATCGGTGGGCGATTGAATCGTACGGGGGTACTTGATCTCCGGATAGAACTCCGGCTTGATGAAGCTTTTGAATTCGAAATACTCACTCGGTAAATCACCCGGGTGAAAGCGCGCCACTTTCCTAAGCTCTTCGCGACGCCAGGCTGGATAATTAGTCTTAGACAGCCAGAGTTCAACAGTAAGGTCAGTGTTTGGATCCAAAGGTTTCAAATTTGTGCGGCACCAGCTTCGAACGAACCTTTGAAATCGGCGAAGCTTGGCTATTTTGGGGTCCGGGAGTTTGGCCAAAACTCTCTTCATCAGCCCTGATTGGACAGTAGGTCCATGTAGAGTGTCCGGGAACGGCATGGTCTGACCACGCACTGTGACTCCCAAGTCTGACGCAACCGGATTTCTGATCAAATCCGCGGGCGATGGACGCACCTGCATACTTGTGTTGTCACGCTGATTAGGCATCGCTGGAAATACGACGTCATCATCAATGCGGTAACCGTATAACACCCTCCTACTTCCTTCAGGGTTGACTAAAAACCCACCGGGTCACCCTTGTTGACACGAGAGTGGCGGCGGGCTTGGAGAATGCGCCAGGCAACACGGATCGTGTCCCCAGCGATGTCATTCTCCGAAATGCGACCGTCATTATTGTAGAGCGCAGAAAGACGGCCAAGCTCATTCAGTCTCGTCCAAAGGTCTTTGTCTCCCAGGGTCGGGATGTCAAACTTCGAACTCAAGGCCTCCTGAAGGAGCTGTTCATGGAAAACTACTGAACAGGTGCCTGGCTGATTGAGGAGCCAATCAACCCACCTGAAACCGAAGCCAACGTACAAGGTAGCAGAAACCTCGCGACCGGTAAGGTACTTCTCTCTAGTCTGAGAAGATCCTACTCTGTGATCGAGATAGTTTAACGTCCTAACCGACAAGTAAGTTAGTTGGGTTCTTACGTAACGCATTTGAACCACCGCAGTGAGGAACAGACCATGACTGAAAGGAATTAGGATACGCGCGAAGGTCAAGCGGTACACCCATGTGAGGATCAACGGCAATCTTAAGTACACCTCCCATGCCACATTCCAATAAGTCTCAAACCAACCAGATGCCCAAACGGCAGCCCAATCAGTGACCTGATCAACGGTCATTTGCATTCTCGTTTTCCCCTGGTAAGAATACGCATCCATGATAGCACACCAGGTAGTGTAACATGTGTTGGCGAAAAGTAAGACCGCAACCACAACTCCTAGTCCAAAAGTGTAGTTGAAAATTCGCTCAGTGCGTAAGAGATTTAGGGAGAACCAGAGGAGGGACGCCATAAAGGGCAGTGAGTAGATCACTCCTGCCCACCCCCACGACGTGGCGACAAAAACAGTCTGCTCGTACACGCCTGAATTTCTCCAGCACAAGCTCAGCTTCCCGTTCTTCATCACCTCGCCTAGGCGGTAGTTGCAGTCGTCGTCCTCCGTCCAGATGTCCCGCAAGGTCTGCCATTTCGATTCCACTCCCATCTTCATCAAGAACGCTTCCTTGGTCAGTTGGTCCGCAACATAAGGGATGAGTGCGGCTTGGATCACGGTCACTGCAATTAAGCAGATGAACAAAACCATGATCCACCAACCTTGCGTAGAAGCAATGTGATGGTAAAAGGTAAAAGAGGATCTTGGATCCACAGGCTCTGCGGTACGAGCTCGTT